TGAGTCTATTATCAAAGACTTTGGTGATCTGGAAGACACTGCTGCAAGCGTTTTAGGGACGCCTACGGAAGATATAAAATCTTTAAAGGATGGATGCCCTGTGATTGTCAAAACGCCTCAAGGCCAAGTGATGGGCGTTAAATTAGGCAATACGGCAGTCTGTTTAGTTCACAAGGGAATGATTAGAATCCCTGAAGAACATATCGCATCAGGTTGGAATATATGCCTCAAGTAATTCCATTTGTATTAGCCACAGTAGGATATACAGCAGCAGCTTTAGTTGGTGCGTCTATTAGCTATGGTGCGGCTTTAGCTCTTGGTGGAGCATTGCTTGTAGCAGGCACGTTTGCTGCTAAAAAGGTCATGGATCTTTTTGAAGTAGAAATGCCCAAGATCGATACTGATCGATCACGTCAAGCCACCGTTAAGTCTACTACCGAGCCTTACAAGATTATCTATGGCCAGACTCTTGTTTCAGGTCCAATAGCGTTCGTCGGTACGGCTAATACCGATAACAAAGATCTCTATTACGCCATCGCCTTAGCAGGCCATGAAGTCAATGACATCACTGATATGCATTTCGATGATGTCGTTATTCCTGATTCCGAAATTGGTGGTGGTTCTAGTTCAGGCGGTAACGTTACAGGCTCTGGGATCTTTGGGCCTAAGAATTCAAAAACCATCGTTAAGATCAACAAATATCTAGGGACATCTACACAGGCAGCAGATAGTGATCTTGTTGCAGCTTTCACAGGATGGACATCTGCCCACCAAGGCAAGGGAATCGCCTATATCGTAACCAAATGGACGTTAGACGAAGATTCTCAAGAGACTTGGGATAAATATACCCCACAAAATATCAAGGCTCTGGTTCAAGGAAAGAAGCTCTATGATCCACGGCTAGAATATGCTGCTGTTTCTACTTACGGGCAAGACACCACTAACGCAAGCTATATAGCCTACGGAGATAATCCAGCGTTATGTTTGGTTGACTACTTAATAAATGCCGATTATGGCATGGGCATCGCAGCTTCAAAGATTGACTGGCCTGCGGTAGTCACTGCTGCGAACGGTTGTGATGTTTCCGTTTCGGTTCCTGGCGGTTCTCAGTCTAGGTTTACCTGTAACGGTGTTCTGTTCGGTACTGATTCACATAGAACGAACATCAACAAGCTGTTAAGTTCAATGAACGGAATGCTTTCCTATGTGAATGGAAAGTACGTCATGCGGGCTGGGATCTACGAAGCACCAGCGATAAGCCTGAACGAAGATGATCTGATCTCTGGATTATCAATTAAAACGTCTTTGGAACGTGGTGATCGATTCAACACGATCAAAGGCGTGTTTATTGATCCAGAACAGAACTACAAGTCAACAGAATTTCCCGAAGTCCAACTAGCAGATGCTGTCACTAGAGATAACGGTGAAGTCTTAGACAAAGAAATTGCGCTAAATATGACGAATTCGTCCTATATGGCGCAGCGGATTTCAAACAAGTTAATCCAGCTTTCCGATCAGCAAAAAGTCGTAACCTTCCCTGCAAATCTATCAGCGATGCGTGTTGCCGTTGGGGATAGGGTTCAGGTTTCTATCGACGAACTAAGTTGGTCTAACAAAGTCTTTCAATGTCTCGGATGGGGTTTCAGTGAAGAAGGTGGGGTCAATCTTACATTACGCGAAGATTCTTCCACGTCTTATGCCGATCCTGCTGTCGGAGACTATTCTACAATCACGGCTACTGGTGACATTACGCCTGGATTCCGTGGAGTCCCTAGCCCATCTGGTCTAAGCGCTACCGCTGGATTAAAGAACGTTGAATTGGATTGGGTTAATCCACCAAACAACAAAGACTTTGAATCTATCTATGTCTACGCATCACCGAATGGTAACTTTTCATCAGCGGTCAAGATTGGTGAAACAGACGGGACTCAATTCGTTCATGACTTCGCAAACGGCATTGATGCAGTAAGTCCTGGTGATACTCGTTATTACTGGGTTAGGGCTATAAAATACCAAGGCACATCAGTCGAAGCTAGATCCAACCTAGAACCCAACGCTGATCCCAATACGACAGTCTTCGCTACAGTCGGACGGGTAGAATGGTCTGATGTCTCTGGTTCTACCAATGCACCAGAAGACAATGCAACCGTTGGCGCTACTGTCGGAACTGATTTATATGACACCGACGGGACTACAGTATTAGGCCAAAGCGATGTTCTAAATTCTATCCTTGCTCAAGATATTCTTCTGGTCGAAACCGAAGCAGGCGATGTCTTAGATTTAGAAACTGGCGCAGATGTAGATATCCAGAATCTTGGAGATGTTGCGATCTATGTCAGTGATCAGAATGCGATTTTAAATTCATCAATCACGTCTGTTTCAAACAGCTTATCTAGTCTTCAAGATGTCGTTGTAGATCTAACGACTGGCGTTAGCGATATCTACATTCAAACATCACAACCTGTTGCTGGCGTTGGCGGTATCCCAGATCCTATCCCTGATTTCTCAAGATGGTACGACTCAGACGACAACAATCATCCTTATTATTGGGATGGTAGTGCGTGGGTGTCATTGAAGGATGGCGAGATTGCCCAGAATGCATCAGACATTACGACTTTACAAACAAATCTATCAACGACTAATTCTAATGTAACGACAAATGCAAGCGCGATATCTGCTTTAGATACAACTGTCACATCTTTAAGCGGTACGGTAACAAGCATATCAAGCGATGTCACAGCTTTAGAAAATACAGTAAACGATGCATCTACTGGTGTCGCGGCTAATGCATCTGGTCTTTCTAGCCTTACTACTAGAGTAACTACGGCTGAAGGAACGATCACTTCGCACACTTCAGACATTACTACGCTTCAGTCTGATTTAACGACAGCAGAAGGGAACATCACCACAAATGCGACTGGTATCAGCGGACTAACTACCAGAGTCACTGCGGCTGAAGGGAACATCACCACTAATGCTACTGACATCACTGCACTAGAGACTACAGTTAATGACGCCTCTACAGGTGTGGCTGCGACAGCTTCGGGACTTAGCGCACTAACTACCCGAGTGACAACCGCTGAGAATGATATTGACACCAATTCATCAGCAGTAACCACGTTAGATGCATCATTTACTCAAGATGTTAATTACAGAACCAAGATATCGGATGAATCAGCTAATTTACTTACGACTGAAGGTGATGTTGATGTCGAATTAGAAGAGCTTACAGACTTCGTATCAGGATCTTCCGCAGCAGTTCAAGCCTTAGACGTTAGAACGACTGCAAGTGAAGACAACATCACGACTCAAGCAAGTCAGATCACGGCTTTAGAATCTACGGTCAATGATCCGACTACTGGGGTTGATGTAACAGCCGCAGGCTTGTCAAGTCTATCAACATCAGTCAGCGTGATAGATGGTCAGGTTAGTTCTATTTCGCAAGACCTGACATCGCTTACGACTAGAGTAGGTGATAATGAAACATCTATTTCTACTCAATCAACGTCTATTGATGGCATTGAAGCTCAATATACCGTCAAGATTGACAATAATGGGCGAGTCGCAGGATTTGGTTTAGCGTCTACACTTCCAACAGATACGACAGATCCTGCATTCAGTGAATTTGTAGTCATTGCTGATCAATTCTCAATCGTTGATCCAGCATCCACTGCGTTAGCACCGATTCAACCGTTTACGGTTACTTCTCAGAAGATCTTCCTTGGAACTGATGTCCAGGTAGACGGTGATCTATTAACCACTGGAACGACGATATCTGACGTTGCGCTTCAGGTAGGTTCTGGATCTAGTTTCTTCAAAGTAAGCTCTACAGGCATTCAGTTAGGGGACGAAACATTCGCTTCAGCCCCGTTTAGAGTCACCGCAGCAGGGGCTTTGACTGCGACTGATGCAACCGTCACAGGCGAGATAAATGCAACTAGCGGGACGATAAGTTCATCTATTGCTATCGGCACTGAGAACAATATCTTCAAGGCAGACTCGAATGGAATTTATTTAGGTAATGCTACTTTCGCATCTGCCCCATTTAGAGTAACTCAAGCAGGCGCTTTGACTGCAACTTCTGCCACGATAACGGGAACAGTCACTGCTGATACGTTTACTCTGTCTTCTGGTGCAACCTTAACTGATGTTGATGGAACTATTGATAATGCACAGCAACAGATGTCCGATGTCACAGGGACGATTTCTGCATCACAGCATGATATCCCTGGATTCTACAGAATAACTACTGACGATAGTGCAGCGCCAAGTAACTCTGAATTTAACACAGAGGCAGGAAGATTACCTAAGATTGGTGATGTTGTTATAACCACTGATTCTACAGCTACACCGAATGTTACATATTCTTGGAAATGCACAACCGCAGGTATCGCAGATCCAGCAACAGAAGCTGTTTGGTCGCAGATCACAGATTTCATCTCAGGCGATCTGGTAGTCGATGGAAGTATTACAGCCGGTAACATAGCCGCTCAAACACTGACATCAGAAAGTGGTGTTTTTGGTGTTATCTCTGCGTCCGACGTTTCAACAGGGACTCTGAATGCTGACAATGTAACGATTAGCAATTTACGGGCAGATGATATCTCAGGTGATGTCACTGAAGTCTACCCCATAAGCTCTACGCCAAATGCGACGATCACCACATCAGCGACAATTTTGCTGGGGTTTTCTGTTCCAGAGCCTGATTTTTCTATATCAAAAAGAAACAGAATTAGCGTAGCAGTTGAATTTAGTGTTAATTCAAGTAGTGGCAGCGGTTTATCAACTGGCCAAATTGAATACTATACCGAGCGGGAAAGCTCTGGTTTTGAAACTGCTGAAATAGGGACGTGTACTTACGAGCAGACAGTTGTTACGAATTACGTTGAGGTAATTTCGTTCTCTGGAAATGTTACAGATTTAATGGATTCAAATGGAGCAATAGCACCAAATACATCACCGACAGCGGCGCAGATTGGCAATATCATCAGTCTTTACTATGTTTCAGGAAGTGATAAAACATTCGTAGAAGTTTCATACGGATCTGGAACGTCACCGCATTTAACAACGGGTGATACGATCTATTTTTCACCTAGTCGATTTACGGCTTCTGGGACATATACAAAAGGGATTTGGTCTGGCCGACAAACAGTAGTCATTACGGGTAGTTCAACTAATTATTTCACAGTTCCGCTTATTTCGTCGTTTGGTAATACGACAACATCAAGGGACTACAGGATCAGCGCCAAGCTATCAGCATCCTTGACAGGTGTTACTGTTACCTGTCCTAAAATATATGGAACTGTCGAGAACATATCATGATTACAGTCGGGATTAGACTCAAAGACGAGACAGAGCAATTTATTGCAGAATATGAAGGCGTAGTGCCTGCGAATGAGAAGATGCTAGAAGCAGTCCAAATGAACAATGTTGAATATGCATATCTAGAAATGGATATTTATGATCCTTCAACTGGATCTGTTATTACAGATCGTTATGCAAAGTTATATTCATAGGATAAAATACAACCAGAGGTGAATTATGTCTAAGATTTCAGAGCTTTCAGATGGCGGATCATTACTACCGACGGACTATCTTATTGCGGTCCGTTCTGGCGGTAATGTCAAAGTCCAGGCTGATACGATTAACGTTGATCAGATCGATCTCGGTGATAACGAGAAGATTCGTCTGGGGAATTCTCAAGACCTACAGATTTATCACGATGGGTCTGGTAGCTACATAGATGATATAGGTACTGGAAATCTTTTTGTTAGAGCAGACAGCTTACAGTTAAGACGGGCTGATGGTTCGCAATTATACCTAGCCGCCAACACTGGCGCAGAGGTTGCTCTGTATCACGCAGGTAACTCCAAACTAGCCACCACCTCCACAGGCATCGACGTAACCGGCACCGCAGTAACTGACGGCCTCACCGTAGCAGGCAACCTTGATGTAGACGGCGGCACGATCAAGCTGGATGGGAACTATCCGGTTGGTACCAGCAACGTGGCGCTGGGTGACCAAGCCCTTAATGGAAGTATTACCGGCCAAAGCAACACAGGTGTAGGTGCAGCAGCGGGCTTTAGCATGACCAGCGGCAGTCATAATACTGCGGTCGGTACAGCCTCTTTACTGGATAACACTTCAGGCAGCTATAACACTGCTTTAGGCCGGGATGCTTTACGCGTTAACACGACTGCCTCTAACAACACTGCTGTGGGTTATCAGGCTTTAACGGCAAACACCACCGCCTCCTACAACACCGCTGTTGGTTATCAAGCCGCATATAGCAACACGACAGGTATTAACACGGCTATTGGCCAAGGCTCTTTGTACGCAAATACAACGGGTACTAGCAACACTGCTCTTGGTAAAAATAGTTTAGGCTCCAACACTACAGCCTCCAACAACACTGCTGTTGGTTATCAAGCTGGCTATTCAAATGTTATCGGTGCCGATAATACTTATCTTGGTTTTGCCTCGGGCTTTTCTGGAACGGGGTACTACAACACCGCTGTAGGTAAGTATTCGCTGTATAACAGCACGGGTTCTTACAATACGGCTATTGGCAAAGATGCTCTTCTATCCAACACCACCGCTTCTAACAACACTGCCGTTGGTTATCAGTCGTTGTATTCAATCACCACAGGCGATAAAAACACTGCCTTTGGTTATTTAGCGGGTTACAGCGTTACAACTGGCTCAGGAAATACGTTTGTTGGCGGTTCAGATTCTGGCGGTGCAAATCCTGCGGGGTATTCTGTAACCACTGCAACAAATAATAGTTTTTTCGGCTCTGGAGCAGGTGGTGTTGTAACAACAGGTTCTAAGAACACCATCCTTGGTGCCTTTAACGGTAACGAAGGCAGCCTCGACATCCGCACCTCAAGCAACAACATCGTGCTGTCGGATGGTGACGGTAATCCTAGGGCGCTTTGGGATTCTGCTGGAAATATGTACCAGTGGACTAGCGGCTCTGGAATATACATCGGCGGGGCGTCTTCAGCCAATCTGCTAGACGACTACGAAGAAGGGACGTGGACGCCTGTTGTATATAATGCAACAACAACAACATATACGACACAAACTGGCTATTACAGAAAAGTAGGCGATTTAGTATTTGTTTATGCGTTATTACACGTAGATTCAATTGGAGATGGAAGCGCAAATCAAATGTCAGGCTTGCCTTTTAGTGCAGGTGCTGAATGCACTATTAACATTAACAAATTAAGTAGCTGCCCTACTAATTTTTATAGTATTCAGCTAAGAACATCTGGAAATTTATTATATGCAAGTTCGCAAACTGCTTTAGATAGCAGCATTACAACAAACGTGAATTTTTTAGGAAACAGTACTTTAATTCAGGTTAGCGGCTGTTATAACGACACAATTTAACTTTTATTTCAAGTGGACTCTTGAGACGGACTAAAGGAGAAACAAATGGCATTAACAGAAAGAACAGTCGAAGACAAAATTGAAATCGTCGGAGACTACAAGACGGTTCAGGTACGCACTGCAACCGTCATTGAACGAGATGGTGTTGAGATTTCAAGGTCTTTCCATCGTCACGTTGTAGCACCAGACGCAGACATCTCAGGTGAATCTGCTGAGGTTCAAGCAGTCTGCAACGCTATGTGGACACAAGAAGTCAAGGACGCTTACGCAGCACACGTAGCATCACAAGGAGCATAAAAATGGACGAAAGAGACGCTGATCAAAAAGCACAAGACTACACGGCAATGGGCCACAGTGTAGACCTCATTAACGCAATTATCGACGGTAGCCAAATGGCTGATGCCGAAGCCGCAGAGCGTCAAGACTGCGTTGACCGTAACGTAGCCCACCTTGAAATCATGGTCGCTAAAGACGATTGGGGTGACGAAGACATGACTGCGGCTAATGCTGCAATCGCAGCGGGACAAGGGTACAGCGCGTGATGGACATCGTTTGGGACATCTTTAACTGGCTAACCGCTACCGTGACTTTAGCATCCGTTGTTAGTGCTATGACACCTACGGACAAAGACGATAAGCTAGTAGCTAAACTGAAGCAATTTGTTGACCTATTAGCGGTCAACATTGGACACGCTAAGAAGTAAGGAATCCATCGTGCAGGAAGAAGCAAAGGCGATAACAGACGCAATCGCAGTATCTGGTGGCGTCGCAACTCTAGCTGGCTGGCTTCCTGACGTTGCCGCACTTTTTACTATCATCTGGTTATCCATTAGAATATGGGAATCAGACACCGTTCAAAAATTAAGGAGCAAATAATGCCAACTTTGAAAATCGATGATCGTGAATTCGAGATTGATGATCTTTCAGACGAAATCAAATTAAAAGTAGGCAGGATGCAAGAAATCAACAATCAGATTCGTTCATTGAATCTTCAGATCAGTGAGTTACAAACAGTCTTTCAGGCTTATGTAAACACGATCAATTCAGAGTTAGAAGCTAGCGAATGATTTAACGCTGGTTTCTGAGGTGAAGTATGATCGCAGAAATCAGCGCAGCAATCGCAGCAGTCCAGGCAGTCAACGGCGCAATTCAATCCCTGAAAGAGTCAGCGGGTCACGCAGGTGATCTTTCTGCTGTGGTAGGTAGATGGGCAGACGCCACAGAGAAAGCACAAGCGGCTGAGAAGAAAGGCGCAGGCGTGATGTCTTATAAAGAGGCATTGCAACTTGAGTCTGTGTCTCGACAACTAGCCAACTTTGATCGACAGCTTCAGGATATCTGTCTCCTTCAAGGCCAAGGTGATCTCTACCGATCTATCAAACAGCGGATGGAAGAGTCACGGCTTGCTCATGAGAAAGAGGTTGCTAAACTAAGGGCCAAGCGCAAAGAGTTTCAAAAGACCATGAAACTGTTAGGCACAATTCTGTTCTCTGGGGTTTCATTCATGGGGATTTTGTTGGGCGCTCTTTATCTCTACGTGAGAATGAAATGATTATGGCATTCATGCTCATGGTCATGGTGAATGGCGAAATGCGCGAGACCGATATGATGTACTTCCGCAATGTGAATCGCTGTAACTTCTTCGCCAATGCCATTGAGATGGGCTATAAGAATGATCGGCAGTACAAAATTACTGCGTGGTGTGAGCCTAAGATGGTCAAAGATAACGTCAAATTCTGGGATTAACTATGAAACTAGATGGAATCAAAAACTTAATCGGTGGGCTTGCTCCCACGATTGGAGCCGCTCTAGGAGGCCCTGTAGGGGGCATGGCGGCAGAAACGATTGCCAAGGTACTAGGATGCAGCCCTGAGCCAAAGTCTATCGAGAAGGCCCTACAGACCGCCACGCCTGAACAAATAGCTGAAGTCAAGAAGGCTGAGATCCAGTTTCAAACCAGGATGAAGGAATTGGAAGTCGATGTCTTCGCGCTTGAGACCCAGGACATTCAACACGCACGCCAGACTATGAGTAAAGATTGGACGCCTAAAGCTATTGCGATTATGTGCGTGATCTTTTTTGGTGGGTATATCGGGATGGTGACTGTCATGCCGCCTGATCAGAACTCAGACACGATTGTCAGTCTTGTTCTTGGCTATTTAGGTGGCATTGTTTCTTCGATCATAAGTTTTTATTTTGGCGCAAGTCATAAGGATTGACATGGAAAAACTCAGGGAAATGCTGAAACGTCATGAAGGCGTTAAGTCTCATGCGTATAAATGTTCAGCAGGGAAAATCACCATCGGTGTCGGTAGAAACATTGATCAAGATGGCGGTCTAGGTTTAAGCGATGATGAAGTTGATTTCTTGCTAGACAACGACATCATCCGATGCATAAAAGAGCTTCAAATCTTCCCTTGGTTCAACACTTTGAACGAAGCAAGACAACACGCGATTATTGATATTTGTTTCAACATCGGTCTTCCCAGGTTGATGCTTTTCCAGAAAGCGAATCTAGCCATGTCTACAAGCAATTTCGATCTTGCCGCTGATGAGTTCTATGACTCCAAGTGGGCTAAACAAGTAGGCAACAGGGCTATTGAGATCTGCGAGATGATCAGGAGTGGCGAATATAAAAAGGCCCCAATCGGCTAGGGGAAGGATACCGAAAGGGGCCTGGAGCAATCCAGGCAATATATCATATTCCATAGTTGCAATGTTAATCATTCCTGTTACAATGTCATGGCATTTATTAACAGGAGCAATGAAATGCAACAATCAGAACAAGTCAACGAGCTATTCGCTGCAATGGCGAAGGCTCAGGCTGAGATCAAGAATCCAGCCAAGAACACGAAGAATACGTTCTTCAAAAACGAATACGCTGATCTAACGTCAGTTCTAAACGCCATCCGTCCAGTCGCATCATCCCATGGATTAAGTTTCATCCAGTCGGTGGATATGATCGATGAACGGGTAACGGTACAGTCTCAGATATCCCACGGTTCTGGTCAGTGGATCCGCTGTAGTGCGATGGTTCCGCTATCCGATAACGTGAAGAACGTGCCCCAGGACATCGGGATTATTTCTACCTACATCCGTAGATACCAAGCTCAAGCGATGTGGGGCATCAATGCTGAAGATGACAATGATGCTCAGACACTTACGGATAATTCCATAGGAATAGAAAGTATCTCAGAAAAGAAAGTAGCGCACATCGATGCGTTGCTAGACTCTACTAAGTCTAATCGTCAAGCGTTTCTCAAAGTCTATGGCGTTGAGAAGATCGAAAGTCTTACCGACAGTCAATACGAAAAGGCAGTGAGTCAACTTCAGCAGAAGAAAAGGGGGCAGAAATGAGAAGAAGGTTCTTAGACTGGGGATTTTTCATCGAATCAAAAGACTTCATACGTAAGCCTGACTTCCAGCGGATGTATCGATGAAGATTCATAACGTGGAACAAGGGACGCCTGAGTGGTTCAGGCTCCGCCTGGGTAAGCCTTCAGCGTCTAGGTTCAAAGATTGCGTCACGGGTACAGGTAAGCCGTCAGCTAGTGTTGAGAAGTATATGCACGAGCTTTTAGCAGAAAGACTATCGATGAAACGATTTGAAGGCTTTGATACTTTCCACATGAAGCGTGGCCGTGAACTAGAACCCCAAGCGGCTGATGTGTTTAGTTTTCAGACAGATTTACCCTGCCGAGAAATCGGGTTTGTAACCGATGACAAGGAAGCTATCGGTTGCAGTCCTGATCGGTTAGTCGGTGATATCGGGCTAGAGATTAAATGTCCGATGCATACGACTCAGGTGAAGTATCTTATTGATTACCACAAAGAAGGAATCATGCCACCAGAGTATTATGCCCAAGTCCAGGGAACGATGTGGATCATGGATTTACCAGACTATTGGTTTATGTCTTACCATCCAGATCTACCTAATCTGATCATGAAAGTCCCACGGGATGATAAGTATATCGCTGGTCTTCAAGCGGCGATTGAGAAACTACTTGAAGATCTAGAAACCAACTTTCAACTCATAGGAGTCTAAGATGCAGTATGACAATCGGGGAAAAGTAAGTCTGTGGAAGAACGACAAAGGCGGCGATAAGCAGCCAGTTGTTACAGGAAAAGTCGTTGCCCATAGGGATATCAAGGAAGGTGAAACTTTAGATATCGCCTTGTGGAAGCGTGATGACGCATCTGGGAACCAGCCAGTGATGACTGGTAAGATCTCAGATCCATATAAAAAGGATGACGGTGATGACCTACCGTTTTGATTTCGGCAAAGCTCTGAAGGAAATGCAGGATGAGCAAAGGGTTAGTTCTTCTGAACTAGCCCGTCGGCTCAATGTTCATCGACAACAAATAAATCACTGGCGGGGAAGGAAGGATGCAAAAATATCGTTGGTTATTAAAGTCTGTCATGGTCTCGACGTTGAAGTCTTTGATTTCTTGGAAAGATCAATTAATTAAAGGTTTAAAAAGGCTTTGGTTAGAAGTGAAGTGGTTTGTCGAAGACGTGATTGAAGAGGTTAAACGAAGATGAACGGCGTATTCTGGATGATTCGTAATCGGAAGGATATTGATCAAGTCTTGAAGTTCTTCAAGAAATTTCTTGATGACTGGGATTACTCAAGACCGATAGCCTGGAAGGTTGAGCCGTATTCTGCGACTAGAAGCCTGAGTCAGAATGCTTTGTTTCATATGTGGTGCGGTGAGATGGCAGATCACTTCTCAAGCAAGATCGACATCACGCCTGAGAAAATGAAACTACTCATGAAGAACGAGTTTCTAGGGACGGAAGATGTCTTTGTCGGTAAGACGGAGATCAAACATCAACTCAGATCCACTTCGAGTTTGAGTAAAGGCGAGATGCATCAGTTTATGGAGCAAGTCTTTCACTGGGGATTAGATCACGGGGTTACTTTGACTAACCCCAAGAATTCGGAGTTTGCTCGTGCCAGAAACGCTACGGGCTAAAGCTCTAAGACTTTTCCAGTTAAAACGAAGGCTGGAAGAATGTGACGATCATGGCTTCGGGGCTTGCGTGACCTGTGGGAAAGTCGGTCACTATACAAAGATGCATGGTGGTCACTTCATCCCTAAAGGGAAAAGTTCGTTTCATGCGTTCAATCCTAAGAATGTGCATCTTCAATGCCCTGGATGCAACTTATACGGCATGAAGCATGGACTCGCAGCGCAGAATTACACTGTTTTCATGATAGAAGCGTACGGTAAAGCGTACGTTGATCAGTTGTTGGATACAGCAAACAAAACACATAAACTCTATGCAGCCGATTATAGGGAAATGATCGAAGAGTTTAATGCCGAAATTAAACAACTCAAAGGAAAGCTGTTTTGATTGCGGAGATCGAGCGGTTCATGCACATCACGTTGTTCCCAAGTCTTTGGGTGGAACGACTACCGTTAATTTGTGTGCTGACTGCCACGGTAAGGTCCACAATCGGAGCTTCATTGACTCAAGCGCATTGGTCAAAAAGGGTTTGGAGAAGCGCAAAAAACAAGGCTACCACCATGGTACGCCGCCTTTCGGCTATGATTTAGAGAACGGAAAATTAAAGAAAAATCCAGAAGAATACAAAGTAGTCAAATTAATCATCAATTTACACTACCAGGGGAAAAGCGGTGGAAAAATACGAGATGAACTCAACCGACGAGGCTTGGCGAAACGGAATGGTAAGAATTGGGACCGAAGCACAGTCTATCAGCAAATCAGGAAGTATCGACAGCGCCAGCGAGAAGGATTGGAACCTGATCAATAAGCCGCCACACTATAACAAAGGTGGTATTGAAGCGATTGATTACATCAAGCAGCAGCTTGGTCCAGGGTTTAAGGGATACTTAGAAGGTAATGTCTTAAAGTACATTCACCGACATAAGTATAAGAACAACCCCAAGCAGGATCTTGAAAAGGCTAAATGGTATTTGGAACGGTTGATTCAAGAGATAGAGTAGAGTATATTGAATGTGTCGGCGGGATTGGCAGTCCCTGAAGGCCGATTTGAACTGGGTAAAGAAGAACCGTGCGCAAACCGACACGGTATCTATTATACCCCGCCCAAATCTTACCCTTCAAGACCAATTGCGACTAGTTGCAACTGGTCAAAACTAGTCAACCCGTTGATCATGCGTCTGGCAGAAGCGTGCCAGCATTGCAGATAGCGCTAATCCGTGAGCACGTTGTAGGTCTGACCACTTGACCCGATTCACGTCCTTGAATTGCAGCAGGCCCCAAGCGGGGTATGGTAGGAGTTGCGTCCTACTAGGAAAGGGAAACCACATGAGTACCGGATCTTAGGATCTAGAGACGCATGGGCTAAGTCATCTAGCGAATGATACGCCTGTCTCTTGCAACAGGGAAAAAGTGGAGCTATGTCTAAAATAAACGAAGGACCAATTATGCAATGTTCATGTGGTGGTGAGGTAAGAACTAGTCAACGCCTGGTCAAAACTAGTCAGAAGGTATCTGACTGGTCGTTCGGGAACGTCAAAGATGCGCCGGTCGAGTTGCATCATTATCGATGCGAAAGTTGCACCAGGGAAGGCAGGATTATCTATTCACCAACTGGTCAAGAACTGTTCAGGGCTGGGGTATGAAGATCATTTTGACTGATGCTGAAGTAACAATAGCGCACATGATTGCCGAAGGTAAATCAACCTACGGCCCACAAGTCAGTTGGAATAAATTTACCAGATCAGGTGATGCTCATACAAATTTAGTGAATGGATTCGCTGCTGAAATGGCGGTTGCGAAATATCTAAACGTTTACCCAGATCTGAAGGATAAATCAGATCATGAAGACTTAACTTATAGGGGACAAACGATTAATGTTAAAAGCACCAAATATCCTTACGGCAAGTTGCTGGTTCCTGATTACCAGGGCAGAACTGCTGATTGGTATATCTTGGTCACTGGGGAAATGCCTGAATTCACGATCAGGGGCGTAGTCCATGCTGATGAAGTCTTTAGGCAAGAAAACATAGGCGACTTAGGAAAAGGGAAGGCTTATATCATGGAGCAATATCAACTCATGGCAATGGAAGATTGGCTAGATGCTTAGGCCACATCAAGAACAAGCAATCAACCAATTAAGGCATTCAATCAAGAAGGGCAATAAAAGAATCATCTTGGCTGCACCGTGTAGCTTCGGGAAGACACGGGTAGCAATGGAGATCCTGAAGAACACTGCCAAGAATGGCAAGAAGGGCATCTTCATTTGCGACAGAATCAAGCTAGTCCAGCAGGCTCTTGAAGAATTCGACAGGGCAGGGCTAAAGGTCGGGGTCATGCAAGGTGATCACTGGCGAACAGATCCCAATGCAGACATACAGATAGCATCAGTTCAGACTTTAGCGAGAAGACGTTACCAGCCGATCTTTCACGTTGCCATCGTGGATGAATGCCATACCCACTATAAGCATTTAACCGAATTGATGGAGAAGAACTCTAAAGTCATCTTCATCGGGTTAAGCGCAACGCCTTATGCAAAAGGATTGGGCAAGCACTATCAAGATCTGATCGTTCCGATCACCACTGAACAGCTTCTTGATAAGGACTACTTATGTCCTGTTAAGTATTTCGGTGGAAGTCATGTCAATTTAAATGGTGTGAAAACAAAAAGACTTTCCACAGGCGGGTCGGACTATGATCCAATGTCTTTGGCGAAAGCCACTGAAGAAGATCAAAAGCTGGTAGGTGACATCATTGAAAATTTCAAAAGGTTCGGTCAAGGCCAGACGATTGCATTCAGTCCATCAATTAAAACGTCGAAAAAACTGGTGGAAATGTTCCGAAAAGCGGGAATCTCCGCAGAACACATCGACGGCTACATGGACGATGAAGAACGAAGAATAATTTACGAAAGTCATGATGAAGGTGATTTCCAAGTGTTGAGTTGTTCTCAATTACTTAACACGGGATATGACGCGCCTAAAGTCCAGACGTTAATCGATCTGAAACCTACTAAAAGCCTGATTTCCTATATCCAGCGAGCAGGCAGGATCATGCGACTCCATCCCAATAAGACCCACGCGATCTACCTAGACCATGCAGGTAATGTCTTGAGACACGGCTTCCCTGAGTCGATTGTTCCAGAAAGTCTCGACGCTGGGGACAAGACCTACAACGAACGTGAACTGACTAAAGAGAAAAAAGAATCAGAATTATCGCTGTGTCCACAATGTTTCCAGCATTTCATTGTAAAGTGTATCTGTGGTTACGAAAGACCGCCCAAGCAAGTCTTGAAGTCAGATAGTCAGATTCTCAAAGAACTGAAGAAGAATAATCGAGACTTCTCGAAAGAAGACAAAGCCAGGTGGCTAGGTGAATTCCATTTTTACGCCAGGAAGAAAGGCTATAAGCCTGGATGGGTATCCCATGCCTATAAAAGTAAGTTCGGGGTCTGGCCTAATGCGGTGACACCACAAGCAACGATTCACATCTCAGATGAGGTGAAGAATCACATCACACATCTACAGATAAAAAGGATCAAAAGTGTTAGCTGACATCTTGCCACACCTGAACGGAGTTACAAAAAAAGCAAATAAACTCTGGGCAATTTGTCCAGCGCATCCAGATAAGAACCCAAGTCTATCAATAACCGAACAAGATGATCGGGTATTAATGCACTGCTTCGGATGTCAAGCAAACGGGATAGAAGTCATGAAAGCCCTGCGGCTATCCCCTAGTTTGCTTTTCCGCGATCCCAAGAAGAACGAAATCCCACGAGCCGTGATTGAGAAGGCAGAAGAAGATCTGTTCTTCATAGAGATATTCGAGAACGAAAAACGCAAAGGGACAAGGATTACCTACAATGACTTGAAGAGATACCGACTAGCGAAGGAACGAGTCAAGTTATTAAAAGCATCTTAGTTATTCCAAAACGGTCTAATTTGCGGCTATCCCATAGTAAACAAAAACGTTTATAGTAGGAGAAAACAGGGGATGAGTATGAAACCAACTAGAAACGATATGCTATTGGCGTGGATGACATTAGTTAAAGTCATGGATCATTACGACAACACGCAGGTCGATGAATGTGATCGCCAGATGATCCGGTCAATTCTTAAACTTCTAAACGAGTTACAGGATAAAGAAAAGTGAAAATAGTCAGGGGAATCTATCGCAAGCCAAACGAAGAGCTTGAAAGAGTCGTTTATTCAAACACCACTAATAACGTCTTGAAGCAAATCAAGATGAAGTGTGGCATCGAATACGGTCAGCGTAATTGGAAAAAGGATGTAGATCTGAGGCTTGATCTGTTACAGTTTGAGGCTAACGCTAAAGGAATCATTAAAGCGCTGAAGCAAGGACTAACGGATGGGTTGGATTATGGCGAGTAACTACCCTGATGATATGCCCTTCTGGGACAAGTTCTTTGATACGTTCGAGCCTGTCTGTCCTGTTTGCGAAAGTGACATAATTAAGCACGAATCGCCACCGCAGGCATCTTGCACAAAATGTGATTGGTGCGTTGATCTGGTCTATCCCAATGAATAAACTCTATCTAATAGGATCAATCAACGGGTTCCTGGTATTTTCAATCCTGTTCATTATGTCTTTGCCATTGGTCATTTTGACCTATTGGTTCGCCAAAAAATCAATCGAGATGTGGTGGGCTTATGACAAACGTAACCAAGCTGCATCCCAACAGATTAGCGGAAGCTTTATACGAGTTGTGGAAGAAAGCGGAACGGAACGAAATAACATTCATTGAAGGACTAGCCCAGGTCGAAGAAGAAGGTTTCGTCGAGTGGAAGTTAATCCAAGAAGGCGAGAAGTCCTTCGATCAGATCCATCTTATCAATCAGCTTGGCTACCACGATCTGATAAAGCATTCGATCATTGAAGATATATGCGAGGCTGTAAATGAAGATCAGTGTTAAGCATGACATCAAAGAAGCAACGAAGAATCTTTCTAAAATAGAGAAGAAACAGATACCGTTCGCAACATCCAAGACCTTAAATCAACTGGCCTTCGATTTAGTCAAGAAGCGTAAAACAGGCGTTGTAGGCAAGGAAACAACCAACGTCTTCAAGAAGAAATCAGGGACAGGTGCTACCAAGTTTACGCAAAAAAACTTCTTCTATAAGAAATCAACCATACGAGACCTTACGGCTGAAGTCTTCTGGGATGAGACTAACGCTGATTTCATGAAGTTCATGGTCGCTGGCGGTACTAGATTTCCCACTAAGCGTGCGCTACGGGTAGCAACCAAGCATTCTAAAAGATATCTCGATGCTTTCGGAAACTTTAAGAAAGGCGCGATAGATGAGATGCTGCTAGATAAGGCTAAGTTCTTCAAAGGTGTCCCGAAAGGTTCCAGGGGTAGAGATGAAGGGATCTGGGAGCGTTACGGAAGAAAGACTAAGAAGGGTGGCCAGAAGATCCGCATGGTCGTAGCATTCGAGAAGGATGCGACTTATAAGCCACTGTTCCCGTTCGGGTCATTCGTTTCTAGTTATGTCTTTAGTAGAGATGATGGGTTCGCCAAAAAGTTTAGAAAGAATCTGCAAGCAGCTATCGCGGACAAGAAGAGATAGTTGACACCATGACTAAAAGTAAACGATAATCGTGACATCATAAGGAGCAAATGATGAACAGATTAACCAAGATCCTGCTATCGATATTTGTAATCACTGCGCTGGCTTTCGTCGGAGATGCCGACTATCAAGATGAAATTGCGCAGGCCGACAGATACACGCACAACGTCTGTCACGGCTTTCATCCAGACTATGACAATCGAAGCCCATCATGCGAATAAACGTCTCAGAAAGGCCCTACGGGGCTGGCAGCGGGTCCTTCCTAGCAATTTGTTTCATGGGTAATTCGCGAGAGATCGGAAGAGCGTCGTG